TCGAACTGATCGCGCCCCTTGCCCTGCAAACTCCTCACATACACCGTCCCGCCCCATTCCGGCACAAACACCGCTTCAATCTGTACATCGATCGCGCCGAGCATCTGCTCGCGCGTCAAACTCCCCTTCCCTGTGACGTCCATTGGCACCCTCCTTCTAGATGGCCCGATACGATCCCCCGCGTACTTCCCCTGTCAGCACATTCACAAAGGTGTAGGAACACCGTGGCAGCCCTTCAATATCGTTCGGCGTTTTAGGACTGTCCCGGCATGTGACGGGCTTCGTGGTATGAATAGAACATCGATCTCCTGCGAGCATCGGACAAGGAAATAAAATCGGCCCACGGACCATAAACATGGGTAATCCCTGTTGCGTGATGCCTGGCACAGGTGCGCCAAATCGTATACGGCCATAGGCCTCATCTGATTCTGGGAATACGGCGACGACGGGATTCGTCGCCTGGCGGCAGCAGTCCCCGCACTCATTGCACTCACCCTGTCGCACCCATTCATCCACGGCCTATCCGGGAATCCGGATGATCGCAAACTTGAGCGTGGCCGCCGATCCTTTCAGGAAAAACTTTCCTGAATTGTTCCACCCGACCAGATTCCCCGCCCAGAAACAGGAGAACAAACCCGCGCCGACTGAGTAAGTGGTCACGTCGCCGGTTCGCTGCGCGGCATCGGCCACGCTCTCCAGCGTGAAGGTCAGCGCGCCGCCGGTGGGATTGGAGACGAGGATCAGCTCGCGTCCCGTAAACGCGAACTCATCGAAGTTCACGTTGTCGGCCACGGTGAACAGGAAATCCAACGTGGTCGCGCCGACCGGGAGGACCGGATACGGCCCTTTCGGCAGAATGACTGGCTGTGTAGCTCTGGCCATGGGAACCTCCTTCTCAGTGCAAAATAGTGATCAAGCCTGTCTCGCTCCAGTGGTGACGATTACGCCGGGAACGTCGGCGCGCCGGTCAAGGTCACCGTCACGTCCGCTTCCAGTACCCCATCGGTTTCAGCTTTCGCGTTGAACTGTGTCAGATACCCAGTGAACGCCCACTCGGTGAGTCCGACATCAGGAAACACAAACTTAAAATTCGTCTTCACGCGCCCCGTGAAATCCGAGAGCAGGGCCTTATGGCCCGACGAGGCAGGCACGAGGTTGAGGGCGAAGCCGATCTCTCCCGGATCGAGGAGGCTCGAGATCTTCTCGCGCCAGGCCCCGGCGGCCGCGGAGGAGTGCGTGGTCACATCGATGATGTCGCCCTTCATCGACGGGCCATTCATCGATTTGACTTCCGCAACCGTGACAAACACGGTCGAGCCGAACGACGTTTCGCGCTTGAGTAAGGTGCCGTAGGCGGGGATTGCTGCACTGGCCATGGTCATGCCTCCTTTTGGTGTGCTCCAAGGAGGCAGTGGTCAGCGAGGCGGGTGCGTGGCTGATCAGCGTGCTGGAAGCGGTCTGCTAGTTAACGTTCGTGTTTTCTACTCGGTCTGCTCTCCAATGATTTCGTGATACCGACCACATGTCGGATGATGGCTTCGTTCAGCTCAATCCCCTGAGAACGCAGCCAATCCACTAAGCGTGAAAGTAATTCGTCAGGCTTGGGTGGCATCATGCCGCCCCCGCTTGCACGTAGGGATCAGTCCGCACATGCTCATAGATCACTTCAAAGCGCACACCCTTCGAGAGGTGCGGCTCGACGGCTTCCAGTTCGGTTTCCAGATAGTTCGGTGGATCGGTCTGAATCGCAAAGCCGTCCCAGGTGCGATTCGTCGCCACACACCGCTCAATATCGGCGACCAAACTATTCAAGATTTCCCCTCCGCTCCGTGGATCCGCCACTTCGTCGTGCCGCGTAATCGGCACCAGCACCACTTCCATTCGCCGGCGGACCGAGGGATACACGGACTGGCCTAATTCCACGGTGCATTCCCCTTCCTTGACGACGATGGTTGGCACGACCGCCGTCTCGACCCCGCTCAGGTGATAGCGTTGCACGGAGGCAATCGTGTTGCTGTACCCGTTCGCGATCGTGATTTGGCTGAGGGCCGTCACGATCTTCTTCACGATCTGTTCCTGCACCGAATCCAAAACTTACCCCCATGCTCTACTTGACGTACTCTGTACGATGTTCGACCATCATGCTTGGCACATCCAGCATAACCATCCCCACCTCGCCTGCTGGATACTCCATTCTGATGCGCGTGACAACACCAGAAATGTCCACTTCCTGCCCATCCTCCCGCACTACATGAATGGTGTGCTGTGGGATACTATGCTCGTGCATCTTTGTTGTGATGATCAGTTTCATGGACGCGCCTAGAATCTCCCCACGCTCGCCAGCCCCTTCCGCAACGTCACTTCCGTCGCCCGCTTCCCGGCGTCTCCCACCTTGCGCAGCATGGCCGGCGCTTCGGCGTGGACCTGCTGCCTGAACTTCAGTCGAGCCGGAATCACCACCTTGTCGGTCACGGCCACAATCGGCCCACGGCCCTTCGCATGGAGATACAGCTTCCCACTTCCCTTCGCGGTGATCGTCAGCCCCTTCTCATGCACATGCAAAATGCGGGAGATCCCGATCTTCCCGCCCAAGCCCTGCAAGCTGCTGCCCCCAGTAAACGTAAACACATTCTTCCCCTTCGCCAGCACCCCCGCCTTGATTCCTGGCGGCCCATGGAGTTGCGTGCGAATAAAGTTCTTCCGGATTCGTTTCAATCCCCGGCTCAATTCCCCGCGCATAAAGCGCAGCTGCACCTTCGACGTGTCTACGACGGCCTTGAGGAAGGCCGGCAGAGCCGGGATGGACAACTGGATGAGACCTGGTGCCATTATCGAGTCTCCCTCATCGACACGCCTCCCATACTCGCGCTTCCCACTTCATCCATTCATACGAAAAATTCCGCCACTGCCCTGCGGTCATGCTACTTGGCACCTTCGGGGCCATTGGCTCCCGCGCTAATTCGTCTGCACATCGGTCGGGACCACCGGGGCCTTCGTATCGAAAGGGACGGCCACACTGAGCCCTGATTCGTTACCAGACGTATCGACCGCCGTGACCGCGACCGTACCTTCGAGATTCACGGGCAACGTCCAGGACGGACGCACTCCAACGGCTGTTTGGGAAATTGTGGCGGTCACAGTTGTCTTCGTTGGCACACAGCCAGCGGGTTGGCAGGCGTACACTTTATAACTTGCCATATATGCTTCACTGTTGCGCGCCCAATCCGCTTTCGTCGCTGCACTAGCCCACGGCACGAAGAGGCACAGTACTGAGAGTACAAGTATCAGACCGAGTAGTCGCTTCTTCACGGGATACCTCCTTGTTAGTAATGTGTCGGCACTTTTCGCATCGCTGCTTCTCGTCAGCCTTCTCCCTCGCAACCGGCCACCCACACCGGACGCATAGGATGTGATATTCCGACATAGCCCGCCGCGCAATATCCCGCTGCGTCTCCATTGGGTGGTAGCAAGTCGGACAGCGCATCATTGGATACGGAGCCCGCCGCTAGCACGAATCCCCCCGGACATGCCTGCTAATGAATTGGCCGCTGCCGCCATGAACCCAATCGGCCCCGTCGTGCCATCGGTGACGACAATCTGATCCAGACGAGAGGTGCCGGTTGTGCCTATCCCAAACGTCCAGGCTTCAAACCAGAGGGCGCCGATCACATCCGTTGGGCTATTGCGGTTGTACGACATATTCAGTTGGTTCAAGCGCAAAGTCGGTGTACCCGTACAGACCCCGGTTGTTCCACAGTTATTCACCCAGACTTTTAGATAGCCATCATTGGACGTTGGATTCGTTGAGAGCAGAATCTCTGCCTCGAAGTAGGTCCAGACACCGTCATTGATCGTCGTTACAGTCAAACAACCCGGAAACCCCCCACCTTGCGGAACCCATTGCAGGTTCATCGGAGACGAGCCACTGCCTCCACAGGCGAGTTGGAAATTCCCAAATTTAATCCCACCGCTCCCTGCGCCCTGGTTCACGGTGAGAATCTTCTCCGCATTCCAGAAATAGCCAGGGCTAAAATACATATACCACCGAATAAACACATGGTCATAGATTTGCCCCCCACTCAAGTCGTGGTCGGCCATGTTGTTACTATTGGCGTGATTCGTGCCACGATGCCCCGCGCAGGGCGTCCCCGCAGCTCCCGCACCCCCACAGATTTCTGCTCCGTCTGGGGTGATGGGGTTATTGAAGATTGTCCCGCACCACCCTTTCGTCCGAGTGTTACGACCCCCATTGGCGGTCGCCGTATCACAGTCCTCGGCATAATACTTCCCATGTCCATTCACCGTCGCCACACCATTGACCTCGAAATCTTCGCAGAGGATGACGTGCGCTGTGTTGTTGTCCCAGGTCGGCTCTGTGGTGGCACAGTTCCGATAGGCCTCGGGGTCCGCGAAGGCAGGAGAGGCCCAGAGGCTTCCGAGTACGACGGCGATCAGGAGAACCGGAGAAACCCTCACCCACCGTCTCAGCACCAGTGCCAATGTACGCATAGCCATCTCCTTAATTAACAGTACCAGTTACAGCGTCCGGGGTCTCAAAGTCTTCACAGTGGAGCACGTTGGGATCGCTCCCATGGCAGCCAGGTTCGGAGGAATTGAAATACGGATGCGCGGATGCTTGAACGACTGACAGGAGTAGAAGGGACGCGAGCGACATCATGCTGGCGCCCAAGCCATTGTTGCCCAGAAGCCTACTAGGAGGACCATAACATAAAGTGTGGTCTTCATTGTTGCAGCCACCGTTTGTAAAACTGACCTGTCTCTCCACCCACTGCTGGCGCCTTCAACGTCACAATCCCTGTCACCATTTGCGCATCAATGCTCAGTGTGCCTTTATACTCAATGGAACCCGCAGAGGATTGAATTTGATCCCCTGACGCATAGCGTCGGCTGGAACTGATCGCGTTGACTCGCGCCGTCCACCCACTCGTCTGCGTCCAGGTTGATGCAGAACCAATCGGGTCCGCTGCACAGCCAAAAATGTACTCACCATCGGCGGTGGTTGTGACCGGCGTACTCACCACGGCATCAGCCCCGGTACCAGGGGCCTGTTGGGGGTTCATCGCATTTTTATCCAGCGCCCCCGCCGTGGCTACCCCGCTCACTTCATGCCAAATGATGACGGCACCCGCGGTGAAGGATAAATCAATACTGACGGTATAGGGATTGGCCCCCGTCACGTTCAGCATGTAGAACATGGCCCCACGAGCGCCCGTGGTATCAGTAGGGTTATTGAGCACCGTAAAGGTGTCGGCGCCAGCGGCCCCCGTCACGCCTATAATGTCTCGCGCCACCGTGCCGAGCCAGACACAGCCGACAATCGCATTCCCAGCGGTGACAGCCCCAGCCGAGGCGGATGTCAAAGGATCAGTACTCGACCCGTTATTGACCGATTGGACAAACGCGACGGCCGCCCAGCTCTGCCCGGGCAGCAGGAGCGCAAGGAAGAGGCTGAAAAAGCGCATAAAGCGTTTCATGTTAGATCGCCTCACGGACAACCATTTCTACGCCAATCAAACGGGCCGTTCCCGCCATCGTGTCTGAAGCATGGGCGCTGTCTCGAAAGATTTTCAGGTGGAGTAATTCTCCGGCAGCACAGCCGGTCATGGTGATCCCGGTATCCGAGGCATCATTCGTTTGATTCGCCGTGCCTTTCGTGGTGTCAGCGGTGAAGACATCAGCAGTATTAAATGCCGGATCGTCGGTTTCTGCATCGGCCACACAGATCGTTTGGGATTGCCAGACCACATTGCCGGTCGTCGTGGCCGAAAACCATTTGACGTTGAGATCGACCGTCCCAGCCCAGGTTGAGGGAAGTTTATAGGTGAGCTGCGCGGAGAGATTCGCCGCGTCCGCGAAGTCAAGGACACCCTTTTGCGTATTGGTGCCCGTCACACACGCGGCGACTGCCGGGCTCGTTGTTGGAAGATCCCACACCGGCCCCGCCGTGGCGTTATTGCACCCCGCAGCCGGGAACCAGATGCGCTTGGGAATTGTAACGACGTTGCCTGTACCTTCAACATCCAGGGTTTTGCCGGTGAACGTGACGGTATCAGAGGCATAGGCTGTGAGTTCGGTCTGTGTATAGGCGGTGGTCGCCACCGAGGTATCATTATCATTGGCAGCGGGCGTCGTCGCGGTTGCCGCCCCGATTTCAGGCGTTGTCAGCGTGGGGCTGGCCTGCATCACAAACGTCGAACCCGTCCCCGTTTGTGCTGCAACGGCGGTGGCGTTGCCTGTGGAGGTGATCGGGCCAGTCAAGTTGGCGTTGGTCGTGGCTGCACCCGCAGACGTCCCGTAGGCGGCATATTGCAGAGCTGGGGTAGCGGCGTTGTCGCAGTACTGCAAAGGAGTCGTGTGGACCTGCGTCTTGCCTTGGGTGCTTGCGCCACAGGTCAAGGCACCCGAGGCCAGGAAGTCCGCTTCCCCCGAGGCCGTAGACAACGTGATCGTAGCCGTTTCCGCCCCACCACCGGAGGCTGCGAGCCCTGCTCCACCGAGCACATCAGCGGCATAAGCTCCGGTTGTATCGGTCCCCAGTGCAACGGCATTGGCCGCGATGGTGGTCACAGACGAGCCTGAGGTCGTCACGTCACCCGACAGATTCGCCACGGCCCCAGTCTGCCCAAAGACGCTCGACACCGCTGAGCCAGGCCCGACCATCTCAAAGGTCATGCCGGTGATGGAATTCGTGGCTCCCGTACCCCAGGTCGCCGTGAGATCCACAACTTGGGTCGCCGTCGTGTCCACGGTAACGGCGGTCCCGAGAGTGGGGTTGGAGATAATGATGGCACCAGGAGTGAGCGTGGCCCCCGTCGTCAGAACGCCATCGGTCACGAGAATCGTCCCAGTGGCCCCCACGGTTCGTGCGACCAAGCGTACCCAAGCCGTATACACACCGTCAGTGACAGAGACCAATGGGGTGAAGGCGGCGGTCTGCGCGACGACGGTGGCACCAAATTTCAATTTCAGTTGCAGCGTCCCTGGCACGGCCCCCGTGGAGTACTTCCCACTGGTACGCACGTCCATGACGGTGCCGTTGGAGGTAAACCAACTCGCGGGGATCGTAAGCGAGCCTACCCCTGTGCTGAGGATCGTGGTTTCAGTCGCCGCCGTGACCGCGGTGGCCGTAGCCGTTTGAACGAATAGTGGGGAGCCTGCTGTGCCCCCACCACCCGCACCACAGGCTGCTCCAGTGGACACCAAGATACTGCTGCCATTCGTCTCGACGCATCGAGAGGCAGTGAGTCCTGTTGAGAGGGTATTGAGATCGGGAATCTGTGCGTCAGTGGCGGCCCCTGAGAGATTCGAGAAGGCGGGTTGCGCTTTGCTAATCACCCCGCCCGCACTGATCGCCGTGAGGAAATTGTTGGCGGCCCCCGCATCGGGAATGACTGGATTCGAGTCGGCGTCAGGAATCGTAAAAGTCCGATCGACGGTGGGGTCAGTGACGGTAACCAAGGTCTCTAACAGATTCGCCGTCGTCCCTTCACAGATCAATCCGGTCGTGGAAAACTTACATTGCCCAGCGGCCA